TCAAACTTTTGTTTCAGGAATTGGAACTGGTAACACAACTTACTATGCTATATTTGAAGAAGGTACAAACCTTTTTGAAATAGGTCTTGGCACTGTAACCGATGCAACCCCAGACACTCTTTCACGAACTACAGTATTGAGTAACTCTTCAGGTAATACATCAAACATAGATTTTAATTCAGGTGGTTCAAGTACATTAAGTGTGTTTTGTACTATGCCTGCAAGTAAATCAGTTTTTTTAGATGCAACTGGAACGCCGGTAGGAGCGGCAAGTAACGGATTTGCTGTTGCAATGGCAATAGCTTTATAGGAGGAATATGGCACAAGATTTTACTAGATATGCAGTTGAAGCAACAAACAGTGCTACTACTGTGTTTACAGCAAATTCAAATGATGCAGTTATTGGAATCAGGATAGCCAACAAAGTAACCTCGGCAATTGCAATGGATGTATTTGTGAGTGTAGGTGGATCACAAACAAGATTTATTTGCAAAGATTTAAGCATCCCACCAAACAGTGCAGTAGAGCTTGTTTCAGGTGGTGCTAAATTTGTAATGCAGAGTACTGATGTACTAAAAGTAGAATCAGATACTGCATCTAGTGCTGATGTTTATGTTAGTGTTGTTGATTCAATTAGTGCATAGGAGGATAAATGGATAGTTTATACGATACAATATATATAGGTAATAAACCTGGATCAGAAAATATCTATACTCATGCTCAAACTATAGATCAAAAAGGTATGGTTATTGAGTCTGCAGTGTTAGCAGGACCAGTTACCTTTACACAAACAATAACAGTAACAGGAACATTGGTAATAATATAATGAGTAAGATAGAAGTAAATACAGTTGCACCACAATGCGGAACTACTTTAACACTAGGTGAATCCGGTGATACAGTAACTCTTGGCTCTGGTGCTAGTCAATCTGGTTTTGGTAGAACAGGAACAGTAAACTGGCAAACATCAGTTAAAACTAATTCAGATTCACCTTTAACTGTAGAAAATGGAAAAGGTTATTTTTTAAATACTACAAGCGGAACTATTACAGTAAATTTACCAGCAGGAAGTGCTGGAGACATTGTAGCGTTTAAAGATTACGCAAATACTTGGGATAATAATAATGTTTTAATTACCCCTAATGGTTCAGATAAAATTGGTGGAACAAGCGCTGTTACTCCTTTAAGCACAGAATCACAATCTGTTACTTTAATTTTTGTTGATTCAACAAAAGGTTGGATGGATATTCACGACTCAACTTCTAACGTGCAAGGTGCACAATTTATCACAGCAACTGGAGGAACTATAACTACAGTTTGCACAAATTTTAAAGTACATACATTTACTTCACCAGGAACATTTTGTGTTTCTGCTGTAGGTAATCCAGCTGGATCAGATCAAGTTTCTTATATGGTAGTAGCAGGTGGTGGAGGATCTGGTGGAGACTCTGGTGGTGGCGGAGGTGGTGGTGGATTTAGAGAAGGTAAATCACCACAAACACCTTATGTGGCAAGTCCGATAGCATGTACTACGGGTTCTGGTGATGGTGGCGCTGGTTTGCCAGTATCAGTTGCTGGATATCCAATAACAATAGGAGCTGGAGGGTCAGCAGGAGCTGGTGCCCCACCAGGTGGTACACCTGCTGTAGGAGGAGATGGTAGTGCTTCAACTTTTGCTGGATCAAGTACAATAACATCTGCCGGTGGTGGTGGCGGTGGTAGTAGACCAGCCCCTGATGGTAGACCAGGTGGTTCAGGTGGTGGAGCAAGAAGTCAAGCAGGAGCTGCAGGCAATGGTAATACACCCCCAGTTAGTCCAGCTCAAGGATTTAATGGTGCTGGAGTAGCTCCCACTCCAGGAGGAAATAGTGGTGGTGGAGGTGGTGCAACCGCGTTAGGAATTTATGCAAGTAGTTGTTCAGCAGGTGGTCCTGGCGGAGCAGGAGCAACAACACAGATTAATGGAAGTCCAAATTCTTTCTCTGGTGGTGGAGGTGGTGGAGGAGCATCAGCTCCGGCAAATGTGGGTGGAACTGGTGGAGTAGGTGGAGGTGGTAATGGAACACAAGGTGCAGCAGGTGGAGCACCAGCGACAGCTGCAGGAAATCCAGGAACAACTAACACAGGAGGTGGTGCTGGTGGTGGTGGAGATGATTCCAATGGTGCAGCAGGTGGATCTGGAATTGTAATAATAAGATATAAATTTCAATAATTATGACAAGTACAATTAAAGTAAACACAATAACAACAGAATCAGGATCTACATTAACCATAGGTGGATGCGGAAAAACTGTTGCTTTAGCATCAGGTGCATCACAAACAGGTTTTGGTAGAACGGGGACCGTTGATTGGCAAACAGGAAGTATCAAAACATCAGACTTTAGTGCTGTTGATGGTCAAGGATTTTTTGTTGATACAAATGGTGGAGCAGTAATAGCAACTTTACCTACAGGAAGTGCTGGATCAATTGTTTCAATTCAAGACTATAGAAATACTTTTGACACTAATAATTGCACAGTTCAAACAGCTGGATCTCAAAAAATTAATGGGGGTACGGGAGGTGGTAAAGTAATTTTAAGCACTGAAGGTGAAGGAATAACTTTAGTTTATATTGACTCAACAGTTGGTTGGAGATCAATTCAAGACAATGTTTTTGCTGATGCAAGTGGAAGTTTTATAACAGCTACTGGTGGTACTATAACTAATTGTGGTTCTTGTAGAATTCACACATTTACAAGTCCAGGTACATTTTGTGTATCTGCAATTTCAGGCACACCAGCTAATAATCAAGTTTCATATATGGTAGTTGCCGGTGGTGGCGGTGGCGGTGTTGGAGATTTTGCTCCATCTGTTACAGCGAGAGCTGGTGGCGGTGGTGGAGCTGGTGGATTTAGAGAAGACAAAAGTCCAGTAACACCTTATACAGCGAGTCCTTTAGATGGAGCAGGAAACATATCAGTTACAGCAACAGCCTTTCCAATAACAGTAGGTGGTGGAGGTGCAGCAGGAGTTCTTTCTCCTGCTATAGATAGTGGTACAACTGGCTCTGATTCAACTTTTTCAACAATTACATCAGCAGGTGGTGGTGGCGGTGAATCTGCACATAAAGCATCTGCCCCTGGTGGTGGAAAAACAGGTGGTTCTGGTGGTGGAGGATCAGCAGGTGGTGTAAACGCAAATGGTCAAGGAGGAAACGGAAATACACCTTCAGTCAGTCCGCCACAAGGTAGTAATGGTGGAGGAGCAGGTAATACAGGTCCTAATAATGGAGCTTCTGGCGGTGGTGGAGCATCTGCAGCAGGGGAAACATATGTTAGTCCTTTTGGTAATGATGGTGGTGCCGGTGGAGCAGGAGTAGCAAGTTCAATATCAGGTTCCTCGGTTACAAGATCTGGCGGTGGTGGCGGTGGTGGTTCACAACCAACAGGAACTGGTGGAGCTGGTGGATCTGGCGGCGGTGGAGCTGGTGGTAAAGCATCTCCAGTAGCTGGCGGTGTAGCAGGAACAGCTAACACAGGTGGTGGCGGTGGAGCTGGTGGTGGATTTGGTGGATCTAATCACTGTGCTGGAGCTGGTGGTTCAGGTATAGTAATTATAAGGTATAAAAACGGATAATTATGAGTGAAGTAAAAGTAAATAAAATAAGTCCAAGAACAAATTGTGGAACAGTCACATTAGGAGATAGTGGAGACACTATTACAATTCCTAGTGGTGTAACAATTACGAACAATGGAACACAAACAGGGTTTGGTAGAACCGGAACAGTTGATTGGAACACAACTAAAAAAACAGCTAACTTTGATGCTACAAATGGTGATGGATTTTTTGTAGATACTGGTTCTGGAGCAATAACAGCAACTTTACCTGCATCTCCAAGTGCGGGAAACATAGTGGCTTTTGCAGATTATGACGGAAATTTTGGAACAGCTAATTTAACAATTGGTAGAAATGGTTCTAATATAAATGGTGATGCTTCTGATTTAGTTATGAATAAAAGTGATTCAGTTCTTCAATTAATTTATGTTGATGCAACCGAAGGATGGAGAACTGTTTTAACTGGTAACCCCGCTGATTTTTCAACAAACTTTATAACCGCAACTGGTGGAACAGAAACAACAGCACCTTGTGGTAATTTCAAAATACATACTTTTACAGGACCAGGAACTTTTTCTGTGAGTCAATTAGCTGATGATGCTGCAAACAACACTGTAAGTTATGCGGTTGTCGGAGCTGGAGCAGGTGGTGGAGCTTGTGGTGGTGGCGGAGGAGGTGCTGGTGGTTTTAGAGAATTTAGATCACCGGTTGATTCTTATACAGTTTCACCTGCAAATGGATCTACACCAATTACTGTAACGGCAACTTCTTTTCCAATAACAGTTGGTGGTGGAGGAGCTGGTGCGTGTGGTCCAGCAGGTATGGGCGGTAATGGAAATAGTTCAACTTTTTCATCAGTGACATCAGCAGGTGGTGGAGGTGCTGGACACTATCAACCAACTTTTCCAGCAGCATCAGTTGGTAAATCAGGACAAGCAGGAGGATCTGGTGGTGGATCTGGAGGATCTGGACCTAATGGTCAAAATTGTGGTGGTGGAGGAAATAGTCCTCCAGTAAGTCCTCCTCAAGGAAATCCTGGTGGAAATGGTCAACACCTTTCTGGTTGTTGTATGAGATCTGGTGGTGGAGGTGGTGCTACGGGAGCTGGCCAAAATGGAACAAATCAAAGTCCTGGTCCAGGAAATGCTCAAGGTGGAGCTGGTGGAACAGGAGCAACTACACATATTACAGGATCACCTGTAGCCTATGCTGGTGGTGGAGGCGGTGCAGGTTTTGGATCAAGTGGAGCTGGTGGACCTTCTCCTTGCGGAAGTGGTGGTGCAGGAACTAAAGTAGCTCCAGAAACTGCAGGAGCAGGAAGCACTAATAAAGGTGGTGGAGGTGGAGGCGGTTCTCACCCAAGTCCAGGAACAGGAGGAGCAAATGGTGGCTCTGGTGTGGTAATAATAAGATATAAAATTGGGTAGTTGAATGGTAATTAAAATTAATATATAAGGAGAAACATTATGGCACATTTTGCAAAATTAGGAGCTAACGGAAA